TAGAAATAGTATATTGTAATGAGGTGAACCTAGAAATCTAGGGTGTGTCTAAAACGTATAGTAATCGTAGGAAATGACGATTAATTTAGATGCCAACAGGGAAGGTGCTTAAAGCAATAATCCTGTGCTAAGTCTATGTATGATAATCTGGCAAAATAAAATAAAAAGTAGGTGATATGTATTTATAGAATTTATAAAATAGTTTGTACTGTTAATAATAAAATTTATATAGGGTGTACAACAAAATCAATCCATATAAGATTCAAAGAGCATATAAAGGCAAGTAGAAATAAAAATAAACATAGTTTTTTATATGATGGCATGAATAGATATGGTACTGATTGTTTCTATGTTGAACTAATAGAAGAAGGTACAGATGACAGCTGTCGTTATGAAAGAGAGAAGTATTATATCAATTTATATAATACAACAAACGAGTCTATTGGTTATAATATGACTATTGGTGGACTAGGAACTATTGGTTATAAATTTACTGATGAAGCTAAAGAAAAAATAAGTGCCGCAGGAATTGGTAGAGTTGTACCTCAAGAGGTTAGAGATAAAATCTCTAAAAAACAGATTGGCAAAAAACTATCAGAGGAAACCAAAAGAAAGATTTCTATTAGTAGATTAGGTAAATTTACAGGAGAACAAAACTCATATTATGGAAAACATCATACAGCACAAGAAAATGAAAAGGCGGTTCAGACTAAAAAAGAACGTGGTATATTAAAGGCTGTTGTTGGTGTTAATATAAAAACAGGAGATATTGTGAAGTTTGATTCAATAGCTGATGCCAGCAGATATTGTATGCAATTTCACAAAGGTAAGTACTCAACAATGGTATCACATATCCATAATAATATATTGGGTAAGTATGGTAGCAAGAGTGCTTATGGATTTAAGTGGTCATACATAGAAAAGTCTAACGACTATCCCGGCAGGGAGTAGGATATTTGTGAAATTCATATATCCGAAGTGCCTCACACATGGCATATAGTGTCATTCTTATAGTTATTTGCACACTATAAGACCAAACGTAATAACGTGGGTGAAGATATAGTCTAGCTTCAATAATAATTGAAGTTGATTTTATATTCAAAAGGTGTTAAAGCTATTGGTGAAGATTTACATGTAACAACAGAAAAGGCGCAAGAAATCTATGATAGTGTAATGAAAGCGTTTCCAGATATGCACAAATGGTTACAAGATGTACAAAACTTTGCTAAGAAGAATGGTTACATTGATGGTTTCTATGGAAGAAGAAGGAGACTTCCTGAGTTACTATTAGATGATTATGAGTTTTTCTTTGGTAAAGAATATAATGAAGCAAGTCAAAAGTTCTACAAAGAAGAGTTTATCAATAGGCTGTCTCATGCTAAAAGAGAAGAAAAACAACAAATCATAAATTATGCTCAAAAGCATAATATTACAATTATCGACAATACAGGTAAGAAAGCAAAAGCACTACGAGAAGTAGCAAATAGCATAATTCAAGGTAGTAGTGCTGACATCTGTAAGATTGCACTTAATTCTATTTACCGTGATGAGGTAATGAGAAAGTATGATGCAAAGCTAGTAATGTCCATCCATGATGAACAAGGTGTTGTCTGTGATGCACAATATGCAGATGAAGTAGCTAAAAGACTAGAGTATCTTGCAATAAAAGCAGCAAGCGCACTGCCATTTAATCTTACCTGTGATGTTACCATTGAACAACATTGGTATATGGGTGATTTTAATGAAAAGTGATAATGTAGATGAATTGTTTTGTAAGTGCAAAACAATTAAAGAACAAAGACTTTCAGACAAACAAGCAAAGAGTAGATATATAAACTATCACTCAATGCCATTCTTCCCATATGATACTAAAAGAAAAGAATTTGTATTTGATGTAGACCATAATCTTTTAGCAAATATGGAAAATAAAAAATAATATAATTCTAATTCAAGCCCCTATTGACATATAGGGGCTTTTGTGTTAAACTATACATAACAAGAGTGGGTAATGAAAGGAGGTGACAGGGCGGTGTTATGAAAGTATATAAGAAGCAAATAGTAGAAGGATTAACAAGTTACTTCTTACCACATGAAGAAGTAAAAAGATTATATGAAAAAAGGTTTCATAGCGGTGTATGGAAAAAGACAGGTGAAGAATTTGATGTTTGGTTAAACGTATTTGCTAAAGAACAAGGATTCTATTCAGCAGTAGATATGTTATATTTTGATGAGTTAACAAATGGTAGTCTTATTAAATATAATGAGTATTGTTGGACTAAAGATTCATTCATCAATAATGGTTTGTATCTAAATACAAATAATACAGACTTAGAAGGATTCACAAGAAAAGAAAAAGAGGAAAAGGAAGAAGAAGATTTATGAATACTAAAACACTAAAAAGCACATTAAATCTGTTTCAGAGCATCATCAAGCAGGATAAGCTGAACGTAATGAGTGACCTTATCGAGATGTATGTAGACACAAATAAAGTCATTCATATTGGGGCAACAAATAAGAAAACAACCATTGTATATAAGAATGTATTGAATGATGAAAAAGACATGCCTATGAATAGCATTACAGTACAACTTAGCAGACTAAATAGTATTGTTAAGCTATTGGAGAATGAACATACTTATCTCTACAATAAAAATGATTACCTTATGATTGTTTCTGGTAAAGGAAAGTATAGGGTAGAAACCATGTTTGATGAAAATGGAGATAAAATTGACCTCCCCCTCTCTATGCCAGAGAATGAAGATTATGTTGAGTTCTTTGTAGATAACGCAAAAGAAATTATCAGCAGAGGAAAATGTTCTATCCCAGAAGATATGTGGTCACATCCTGAGTTTCAAAGATTTGTATGTGTAGATGGTAAGACTGTATCAACAAATGCATTAACGATTTCAATTACCAATACGAAGCTACCATTTAATGAATTGGATAATGGAATCATTGAGCACATCTCAAAAATCCCAAGAAATCTAGTAAATATCTCTAAAGTAGCAGATGGTTACAGGATTTCAACAGATAATATTGAGGTTTATGAAAAGGTCACAACAACAAAAGATATTTTCCCTACAAGCATCATCACACCGTTCTTCGATTATAAGGATTTCCCACATTTTAGTGTAAGCAAGATGAGTTTCTTAAATGCATTAAAGAGGAGTGACTTCATTAGAAACGTCATCGACTATCCAAAAGTAAATATTACACTTTCTAAAGATGGTGTTCTTTTAGAGAGTACAACAGGGCAGACAAAAGAAGAACTAGAAGCAGAAACAAACACAGATAATACAGTAAAAGGAATGTTCCTTCTTGATAAGCTAATGAAATATGTAAAGCTATTAGATGTTGGCTCAATCAATATCTATATGAACGAAGGAAAGTATATTGTTCTTGAAGATACAGTAGGTTGCTATATTGTTTCAGAATCAAGAGAAAATAAGGAAGAATAAACTAAGATAAGAAAGAGGTATTTTTCATGGAAGATATCATTGTAGATTATAACCTAGATGGAAGTATTACAGTAGACTACATCGGAAGTGATGAAAACAAGAAAACTATTGTTAAAAATATCCATGACACTCTATACGAACTTTTTAATAAAAAAGAAGTTGAAGAGACAAGACTTACTCGTAATGTAACTGGAGCATTTTTGACTGTATATGTAAAGGGTGATAAAAAGATTGTAACTAATATCAGCAACTTTATTGAAATATATATCAGCGCTATGGATGAATATGTCAACAAAATTAAGAATGAAGGAGAACGTCTAAACGATGAGAAAAAATCTAATCAGCATGATTAAGCACGCAGAGGAAGAAGTAAAAAATAATGACATCTCGAATGTATTAAAAGATGACTTTATTAAAACAGTAGAAGAAAATGGTGAAGTTGACCGTATCCCTAGCAAAACCGTTTCCCCTTCTTCTATGAATTGTGCAAGACAGATGTGTTTTAAGTATAATGGCACAAAGCCAACTAATGTAAAGAAGTCTTATACACTAGACATCATCTGTGAAATTGGAACAAAGACACATGAATTTGTTCAGAAGAATTGTTTGTCTCTTTCTTCCTTTGAATATGTAAATGTTGCTGATTATGTAAGAAAATTCAAACCAAAGAATATTGTTGTTTATAAAGAAAGCAACTTTGTTGATGAATTTGAAACACATCTTTATTATATGAAAGGTGAAAAACCTGTTGTTTCTTTCTTGTGTGATGGCGTGCTAAAGAGTAAGAAAACAGGTAAATATTATATCCTAGAGATTAAGACAGAAGGTTCAGGAGCATTTTTTAAGCAAGATGGTGTACAAGAAAAACATAAAAATCAGGCTATTGCATATAGCTTGCTTTTAGATATTCCTACTGTTGTATTTATGTATTTCAGCAGAGATATTCCTAATGTAAAAACATATAGCTATACACCTAGCAGGGATGAAAAAGAAACACTAAAGAATAAAATCAATTCTGTTATTGAAGCAGTAGATAGTGGTGTTATTCTTCCTAAACCAATGACTGTAACAAAAAGAGATTGTGCATATTGCATTTATAAGAGTAAATGCAAGAATATTGGTATTAACAAATATACTATTGACAAAGTTGATGCAGAGGAGTAAAATAACCATATGAGCATAGGAAAGAACTTTGAGATTGACTTTGCTAAACAACTTAGAGAGCAATTAAAAGATGAAATTGTCATACAAAGACTGTATGATAACATGAGTAAGTTTGCTTTACATTATCCATCTGACTACATCTTGTTTACTCAATCTGGGAGTTATTATATTGAATGTAAAGCAACAAAGAATAAGAGCTTTTATTTTAGTGGATTTGCACAACATCAGATAGAAGAAATGAAGCAAATCTGTAAGAATAAAGCTAATGTTGAGTGTTATGTTGTTATATTCTTTTATGAAAAAGGAGTAACAAAAGCATTTAACATGAATTATATTGTTAAGCTGATTGAGTCTGGTGAGAAAAAAGTAAGCTATGACGATGAAATATGCATAGAACTTCATGGAAAAAAGAAAAGATTGTATTTTGAATATAACATGAAAAGATTTGTTTATGAACTAGACAAGGAGCTATTATTATGAATGTAAACAATACAATTATCGAGCACGTTGAACAAGATTCTTCTAGCTTAGATGAAATTATTGACAGGGTAGTTTCTGAATCAACAGGAGCACTAGAAGCATATGTAGATAATATCAGGAAGTTCCTAGAGAATGGTACAGAGGAGGTATCTTTAGATGACCTAAACAATATGGCATTAAGGGTAGCAAGTTATCTTTTCTTCTTGTCCTCTCATGTAGAAAAGGTTGGGTTACGTTCTAGTATCGCTAATATTATTAGGGATGAGAAATATAATAAAAGTTATATTTCTATTGAAAAAGGGACGATTGCAGATAAACAAGCACAAGCATTAGAGGATGTAAAAGAAGAGGAGCTTGTAAATATTATTTTTGACAGAGCCTATAAAATCTTAAAGAATAGATATTCAAGTGCAGAAAGACTTAATGATACACTCAGGAAAATTATTAGCAGTAAGATTTCAGAGATGGAACTTACAAGGAATAACAATATGTAAAAGATAAGGTAAGGAGAATATTTATATGTCAGCACTAGATGATGTTATCAAAGATATTAATAAAAAGTATAAAGAAACCATTATTGGTAAGAGTGATGTAAAACAAAGAAACTATGAAAAAGTTCCTTTTGTTACACCATCATTGACTTTTCTTTTTCATGGTGGTATGCCTAGAACAGTTGTAGAGCTTGCAGGTGTTCCGGGTGCTGGAAAATCAAGCCTTTCTTATTCTATTTGTGGACAAGCACAAAAACAATTAAAGAAAGAATATGAAGAAGAAGTATCAGCACTTGAAGAAATTGAAAAGCCAAATAAAGAACAAAAAGAAAGACTTGCTTATCTAAAAGAACGAGGGTATCAGAAGGTTGCATATCTTGATAGTGAGTTTTCTACCTCTAATGATTGGCTAGAAAAGAATGGTGTAGATGTTGATGACCTAGTATTTATTGCGCCTGATAATCAGACAGCAGAACAGCTATTTGAGATTACACTACAGCTTATTGCGTCAGATGGTATTGGTTGTTTTGTGCTTGATTCTATCCCTGCATTGGTTAGTCAACAGACAATGGAAAAAACAATGGAAGAAAAAACAATGGCAGGTATCTCTCAACCACTATCTGTTTTTTCTAGTAAGCTACTTCCGCTATGCAATAAGCATAAATGTCTGTTTATTGGCATCAATCAAACTAGAGATGATATGAGCGGATACAATCGTGTAATCACACCGGGCGGAAAAATGTGGAAGCATACCTGCTCGATTAGACTTCTTCTAAAAAAAGGTAAGTTCTTTGATGATAAATATGCTGACTTAAAAGCACATCCAGAAGATGCATACGGTAATTATAGTGAAGTTGAAGTAATTAAGAATAAAGCAACAAAGCCAAACAGAAGATTAAGTAAGTTTGCTATTACATATACAAAAGGTGTAGATGGATACATCGACACAGTAAATATGGCAATTACATATGGAATTATCAAACAAAAAGGTGCATGGTATTCCTATGAAAATGATAATGGAGAAGTCATTGAATCAGAATCAGGAGAGCCTTGTTCTTTTGCAGGAAAGCTAAAGCTGATGGATTATCTTGAAAGAAATAAAGATATTTTTGATAGAATCAGCGAACAGCTAAATAATGCTATTACAAAGGACTGATAATTGTTGAGTATGTTAAGTAGGTCAGGAAAATTCCTGTTGACATGCTCAATTTTTTGTGGTATACTAGGCATGTACCTAGGAAATTGTATACTCATTAGGAGGGTTAGCTATGGGTAGACCAAAGGGGTCAAAGAACAAAAAGACAAAAGTACAAACACAATTACAGGCACAGGAAAATCCTGTAAAGAAAAGAAGAACAAGGACAAGAATCAAGAAGATTGTCAATAACTCTAATACAGAGAAAATCAAAAACACATTGGAGAAAGCAAGAAAGAATGGAGATGATTGGACAGAAGAACAAAAAGCTAGATTCAGTCGTGTTCTTATCTTAGAATATCCATATTTCATTCAAGCAACTTCTACATGTTATGTTTTAAAACAGTTTGTAGATAAGAAAGATGACAGTGGAGAATATAGGCAGCCACTTCCAATGTGCTATGCAAGTAGGTTGGCGGATATTCTAAAAATTAGTGCAGACAGATTCATCCGTATTCCTTCTAATATAGAAGAATGTGAAGATAATATTGAAAGAATTTACAGTATGATTGATGCACGAATTGAAAATAAACGTCCTTGTGAATTGTTTGAAGAATACAAGACTGCACAAGAACTTCGAGCACACATGATTAAATAGGGAGGTATATTATGAAAAATACAGAAAATGATATTGGCATGCCAAAT